TTTTTCGCATGATTTGCCGATATTGCCAGCTGCTAGGATGTGAGCCGATTAAAAAGATAAGCTTAAATCGGATTCTACGGCGTTGTTTTTGGCGTGATATGGCAATATTTGCCAATATTCCTATTAAATCATATTTCGGCGGATTGTAAGGCTATTCTATGAGGTAGGATTTTCCGGCGGATTTGCTGCGATGTTATCTAAGGCGGATTGCTGCCCAGCTTCAAAGGAGGCTTGATGGGCCAGTTGATCAAGATGATTAGTAATAAGGAATGCTAGGATATCCGACATGGCGACGTTTAATGTTAGGGATAATTCTTTGAGTTGTTGATGTTCTTTTGCTGAGAGTGCGGCATATGCTCTATGGGAATACTTGCGAGATATCTTATCTCGTAACGTTAGACTACGCGGAGTTGGTACAAACCTCCCGTTCTCGTTCCGATTTGTATGATAAGGATTACCAGCCTTGCGTCTTCTCTTTATAGCCACTGTAATCTTACTGACTCCATTGGGTAGGGTAGGCTAAGTTGTTGCTAGTGTGGATGCTATAATGTAAGCGAACTCGGTTAAAAAAGATGTGATTGATTATTTTTGCTATTCTCGCTACAATAAAATGAAGGGCCACCCCCAAGAAATCGCCAGCCACACTCCGAAATGGTTCCCCCACACGTATTAATTCAATTTCCAACTTGTGCCACAGCAAGCCCCAGCAATATGCAACAATTCGTTTCATTAGTTGTCCTCGGCGATAAGAGCGCAGGCATCGTCTGCCACACGCTTAAAGAAGTCTCTTAGAGTCTCTTCATTCATCTCTTTAATGCACTCGGCAAAGTCGTAGGCAAGAGGATCGCCATCCGGCCCCTTAAGTTTGCCAAAGATGAGGGAAGCGGTCAGGAAATGAGTATGCCCAGCATGGACTGCATCCTGGATAGAAAATTCTTCGGGGTCTTCTGGATGGAGGTGTGAGAAGGGGTCTTCAAACATAGCTTTTTTTTATTGGCATTGTTTTGCTTTCCCGCTACAGCGGGCGTAGTAACGGAGTTCTAGTCTATTTATAGATAGACTGCTCCGCAGAAGTGGTACGTCAAAGACCTAAAGATTAAGCTTGGAAAACCTCGTAAAAGGCACTCGGTTTTCAGAAATAGTTAAATATTTGTTTTGTAAAACTGCGCTTTAAAACATGTCTATAAAATTTGTCATAGACTTTAAAGACTATAGTTTAGCATACTTTTGCTAAAAAGTCAATCATAAAATGCACTTGCCCGTATATTAATCACTCTCTCCTCAGACACCACAATATATAGTGTATGACTGGTAGATGGTATACCATATATAGTGGTGTGTGTCAAGGGTACACTCTATATGGTATAAGTGCTTGACAAACTACACTATATAGTGTATAATAGGTGTGTAAGTATATAATGGGATTGTTATAAATGATGGCAAGGATTAATGAAAAGTTCGCGAAGGTTAGTCATTCGCAGGGAACTTAGGGAGCCTTGCCTCAGAGAGATTGTACATGATGCAGATACGTGGCTCAAAGCACATTCATCGGATGTCCCTATTCCATCGAGTTGGCCTGAGCCGTGGCAGTTTTCAGCGCATTACATTGGGGTTCGAGAAATTCCTTCTGGGTTGATCAAGACTGATCCGCCGAATGGGGAGGACAACGAATTGCCAAACATGCGGACACCTCAACCTGATTGATGAGGAGGTGATCTTTGAATCTATTTTTGACTGGTATGTCTGTGAACGGTGCGATGACGTATATGTCAAATCTCAGTATGGCGAGTGGTTGGAATCTAATCCTTATCAGGAATATATACAAACTTTAAAACCAAAGTGGTAATGGGTGACTTAACAGATCATTTCTCCAGAAGAGAATTCGCATGTCAATGCGGGTGTGGCTCTGACCAGATATCGCAGGAACTGGTGTCGAAGCTGGAGATGACTCGCATGATGTACGGCAAGCCGATGAAAATATCGTCGGGCATACGATGCGAAGGACATAACAAAGATGTGGGTGGGGTCGATAACTCAACCCATATATATGGTTGGGCGGCTGACATTGCGATTAACGGATGCTTTGAGAGAGATCAGCTTGTAGGATTTTTAAGAACAAATTTTTCAAGAATGGGTATATCGAAACGCTTTATTCACGTTGATGTGGGGGATAAGCATGATAAGCCTTCCCCTTGTTTATGGGTTTATTGAAAAAACAGATTAAAGAGCTTGTGCCGGAGCAGCCGATTGAAATTCAATGGGAAGACGCTGGCGATATTGAAGGCGAGAATGCATGGGCTGATTTAAGCGATGTTAAGAAGTATAACGAAATCCCTGTCAGAACCGTAGGCTTTTTTCTCAAAGCGACAAAGAAGACGATCTATTTTTGCAACAACATTGAATCGAGTGACAAGGATAGTAAATGTACGGCAGTACGAGGGCAGATCCCAATAGGTTGTATTAATAAAATTAATAAATTAGAGGTGTCAGATGGTTAAAGTAGTCATCGGGATGGTGGATAAAATTGCACCAGGATATAAAACGTATTCAATGATGGGCATTGCAATGGGCATGATGGTCTGTCAGATGTTGGGTTATCACGAGTTTGGAGCGGAAGCTTGGGGCATGGTTGGGCTAGGCGGCGCGGCAACCTGGAAAATGGGGCAAGACCGTAAGTGACAACGCTGATCATTACTCTGGTGATAGGAGTAGGAGCGGTAATTTATTTAATCAGAATTGGCAGACAACTTGAAAAATCTGGAAGCTATCGAGCAGCCTTGGGGATTCATGGCAAAATCAATCAGGCAAATAATGAGATCAATAAGAAGCGTGACCTTGATCGCAAGCGCCTGGATGATAACCCTCGCTCTGTTTTTGGCTCTGACGACTAGTTGTCAATCGATTCCCAGTGAAGGGATGAACTTAGCCTATCCAGAACGTCCCGCAAATCCTGATTTATCGTTTAAGGATGTTGGAGAGAATTGTATTAATGATAAGGCATTAAGAAGGCTGGGAACATTTTACATCGATAGTAAGGCCTATTTCGACAAAACCGAGGCCATCATCGATGCGGTTAACGGTAAATAACATCGCGGCGCACCTACTGATACTCGCGTTGGTCTTACCTTCGGCCGCATTTGCCGAGTGGTCAAACAAAGCGGGAGTGGTAGAGCCGCCTATCAGCATGATGCTGGGGTGGAATGCAAATGAAATTCCTGGCAATGTGACAATTTACTACGATGTCAATGGCGATAAAAAGCCTGATGTCATATTTGCTCATCCGATTATGGCGATGAGCAGTGGCGTTGAATGTGATGCCAAAAAGATTAAGAACGAATATTACTGGGTATTCACAACATGTCCGGCAGACCATGCGGCAGATTATTTTATATACAAGCAGTGGGTACTTTACAAATTAATGGGAGGCTCATGGCAGAGGATTTATCAATATGTTGAACAACATGAGCGAAACAGAACGTGCGGCATTCGACAAAACAAACAAAGCACTGGGCATCAGAACTTCCTCCGAACAGAAAAAAGCTGTACAGGAAACTGAAGACCTTGGAGTTGCTGGCACAATCAAGAAGGCAGTTGCCAACATTGGAGGAGTGGAAGAGCTTACCGCTTGGGCCAGATCTTCTGACAGAAATCGAAGAGAACTCTTTGGATGGTACGCAAAGTTAGCACAAAAAGAAGAGAACGATACAGGACTGAAAGTCCAAGTAAATATTGTAAATTATAATGGCGACCCTGACACTACCACACAAATTTACACCGAGGCAGTACCAACTCCCTCTGTTTAGGGCTTTTGATGACGGCATCAAACGGGCTGTACTTGTGTGGCATCGACGCGCTGGGAAGGATAAAACAGCTTTAAATTTATGCGTCAAAGAAATGTTTCAAAGAGTCGGACAGTATTACCATCTATTCCCGACAGCAAGGCAGGCACGAAAAGCGATATGGGATGGAATAGATAAGGCTGGATTGAAAGTCATGGATCATTTCCCAAAGGAATTGATCAAGAGTAAGAATGAAACGGATATGAAAGTGACGCTCTCAAACGGGAGCATCTATCAGTTGGTCGGAACTGACATGGGGCTGGATTGGCTCGTCGGAACAAATCCCGTCGGGCTGATCTTTTCCGAGTACCCGATTATGACACCGAAAGCCTGGGATTTAATGCGCCCTATTGTAAGAGAAAATGGCGGATGGGCTTTATTTATTTATACACCGCGTGGTCAGAATCATGGTCACAAGATGTAT